TCTCGATCCAGGACCCGACCCCGTAGCCCAGCCCCAGCGCCGCCAGCGTCGTCAGCCCCTGCTCGCGCCGAAACTCGCCCACCCGCTCCCGCAGGTGGTCCAGGCGCTTCGCCCCACCCTCGAAGGCCGAGGCCATGCGCATCACCGTCGCGCCTACGCCGGCGTCGCGCGCGGTGAACTCGGTCCTGACCTCTCGGCTGATGGTCTCCATGCTTACGAGCGCTCCAGCTTCCTCATGGCGGCGATCCCCTCCAGATAGGCGGCCATGTCCCGCTGGGTCATGGCGTACAGGTGCGGGAGCTGCTGCCGGCCGTGGACCGTCGCCTGGGCGAACTGGAGCCAGATGTTGCGCTCGATCTTCCGGCAGATCGAAGCGTCCTGGAGTTTCTCCAGTTCGCCGTACACTAGCCCGTTGGCTAGACGGACTGCTTCATGCTGTCTAAAAAAGCTTTGCCGTCCGCCTCGGACGGGAAGTTGATCTTGTTCAGCGCGCGGCAGAGCAGGCGCAGCACCGGCGGCGAGCACTTGTCCAGCCAGTCGCCGCCCTGGTCCGCGGCCTTCCCGTTTACCTTGATGACTGATCGGCGCACCAGCTCGTACTCCAGGGCCTGGGCAGCGCCCGTGGCATTGGCGGCGCGCGCGGCATCGATCTCCTGGCCCATGGTGTAGGCCTGCATCACGACCGACGTCGGGTCCGAGTCCGGGAAGATCCGAGCCCCATCTGGGATCGTGAACGTATAGGTGGCTCGCTCCAGGGTGGCCGGATTGAGGACGGACGCTGCGCTCGTGGTCATCGCTGTCTCCTGCCGGTCGGGTTATGACGGCAGGGGCGATGCTACACCAGCGACAGTTTGAAGTCCTCGGCCTCTCCGGTCAGCTTCTCACCCACGTACGAGTCCCGCCCGGCGATCGTCAGGGACGGGTTCGAGAACTTCAGGTCCCCGATCGTCACGCGCGGGCGCTGGCCGTTCGGGAAGTTCAGGACGCACGCGACGCCGATCTTGAAGTTCGCGGCGTTCGTCCGCTTCGAGGCGCGGTCGCGGATTACGCCCAGGAGGATGATCCCCTCGTTGCTCTCCGGGTCGAACTCGAGGTCGAACCCGACGCCCTTGTAGATCTCGTCCTTCCGTTCCGACCCCTCGCCAAGGTAGCCCTTCGAGAGGATGTCGGACTTGACCGTCAGGGTCATGCTGGAGACGGCGGTGATCGTCCGGAGCAGGACCCCGGCGGAAGTGATCCGGAGCTGGGTGTCCTGCCCCTTGAGTCGCTGTTCTTCGGCCATGGTCTGCTATCGCTCCTTCCGGCGCAGGTTAACCGACGGCCGCCGCGGTCGCAGACGGGATGATCACCGTCTCGCCGATCTGGGTGTTGAACACGATGTAATCCATCGACGGCAGGAGCCGCACGTAGGTGATGATCACGAAGATCCCGAGCGCCGTCAGCTGGTCGGTGTTGCCGCTCGACGGGTCCAGGTAGTAGTCGACGATGCGCTGGGCCGCCGGGACGTTCGGGCTCTTCAGCCCCTCCAGGAACGCCTCCGCTGCGGCGACGAAAGCGTCTACGCGCTCCGTGGTCCCGGGGAGCTTCTGGTAGGGCGCGGCCACCTCCGCCAGCGTGTCCTGGATCAGGTCCGCCATCCGGCGGCGCTTGATCGGCGTCCGCGTCGGGTAGACCGCCGAGTTGGCCGCGGTCACGCCCTGCATCCACTGCCAGCCGGTCGCCCGATCGTTGTAGAGCACGCAAACGCCCGCCGCGATCAGGTTCGCGTAGTCCTGCTTCGCCAGCGGGGAAGTCACGAAGGCGTCCTCGACCTGGACGATGTCCGTCATGTACTCGTTGGCCACGCCCGGGTTGATCTCCTCGGACAGGTTCGAGAGCAGGCCCGCCATCCAGCTGGTCGCGTCGATCGAGACCGCGATGTTGCCGAGGTCGACCGATTTGATCTTGGCCTTCGGGAACGTGACGATCACCCGGTCGGCCGGCTGGGCGTACCCGTCTGCCGCCGCCAGACCGATCGCCGCCGCCTTCGCCGTGGCCGCTGCCGCCGCCGTGTTCGCGGTGGCCGGGTCGGCGCCGACGATCACGATGCGGCCGCGCCCCATCTCGCTGCAGGCCACCGCGTTCGCCGCCAGCGCCTGGCGGATGGCCTGGGTGCGCCGCGCCGCCCAGAGGACGACGATGGCGCTGGTGACGTCGGACCCGGGCTGGGTCTTCCCGATCGCCGCCACGTACTGAGCCTCGAGGCGCGCTGCCAGCGTGGTCCCGGTCCCCTGGGGCCAGAGCGTCGTCGCGTTGTTGACCGCGGAGATCGTGGTCGTCGCGGCGACGTTGTCGATGGCCGGGTCGAGCACGTTGACGATGGCGGCGATGGCCGTGGCCACCACCGGCTCGACCACCCGGATCGGAAAGCACGGGATCGTGAGCGTCAGCGCGTTGGACGTCACCAGGGTCCCGATCGGGACGACCGTGTCGCCGGATGCCGCGTAGACCGCGGTCGCGCTCCCGAAGGCCGCGTTGTTGGCGAAGCGCGTGCCCGCCTTCACCACGATCACCTTGTTCGTTTTGCTGGAGACGTCCTGGTCGGCCGCGGCTACCGTCACCGTGACGGTCAGGGCTCCCTTGGTCGTGCCCTGGTCGGTCGTAACCGCTTCGTGGTCGACACGGACGATCGCCAGCCGGCGGAAGGTCCGCCCGAGCAGCATCAGGTTGCCGTTGCCGTTGTACTTCCCGGACCCGCCCTGGCTGCCGTCCTGGATGTCAGCGGCCGACTGGCTGAAGTACGGGTACACCTTGGGCCCGTAGAGCGCCTGGGCCTCGCCCCCGCTGCCGACCTCGGTCGGGTCGAAGGTGCCGGACACGAACTCGCCGATCATGCAGGCCGAGCCGGGCGACGTCCCGAGCGTGACGGCCGGGCCGGTCTGGTCGACGATCACGATCTGCGGGACCGCCGTGATCTCGGCCAGCGACGGCATCTGGTTCCGGCGCAAGAAGAATGCCATCTAGGCGGCCCTCACCTTCATGCGGACCATGCTGCGGCCGCGCGTGCCCGGAGGTCAAGAATCGGTGAGACGCGGGATCGGGCCCTCGCAGACCTTCATGACCGTCTTCAGCGTGAACGGCGCCACCGGCCCCAGCATCACGTGCTTCGCCTCAGCCCGGACGACGAACGTCGCCTCGTTCTGGTTCCGCGCGGCCGTGTCCTGGTCGTCGTGCTTCTGGCTGGACAGGAACGTCAGCCGGCACGGGATACCGAAGTACCCGGGCATTGGGACGAAGACGCCGTTGCGCGCCCCCCGGCGCCACATGAGCAGGCGCGGGTCCTGGAACGTCGTCTCGATGCCCGCCAGCAGCGCCTGGCGCTCCGCGGACGTCGGCGCCCGGACCACCACCTCGACGTCCCTGGTGGCCTCCTGGAGCTCGTAGAGCCCGAACCCGAGCTGCCCCTGCGGCTCCCAGGTCTCCTCGAGCAGCCGCGGGGTCGGGTGGGACGGCCCGTAGACCAGGGGCGGGTCAGGCAGGATGCACCCGGAGGGCGGGACGAACTCGTCGTTGAACGTCGGCCAGTCCGTGAACACCCGCTTCAGCTGGATCGTCCCCTGGCCGCCAGGACCCGGCCAGGCGCAGGCGGTCAGCCGGTCGGCGATGGCCTGGGACATGGCCGTCGTCAGGTCGACGGTCTGCTTCCGGCTGTAATCCTCGCGGCTGAACGCCATGCGATTAGCTTACTCGTGGCAGCCCGGGCGGCCCAATCGCTTCTCCAGCGCCCGACGCACGATGGGGTCCAGCCGCTGGGACGCCAGACGCAATACGTGGTGCGCCGGCAGGCCGCGCGCCTTGATCTTCCTGGCGATCAGCAGCGCGATGTGCGCCTCCTCCTTCTGCTTGTGCCAAGCGTCCTTGAAGGGACCATAGACGATCTTCTTCCGCTGGAGCCAGGCCAGGATCACCGACACCGGTGGCATCTTCGCCCCTGGTCGTCGTCCTTCCTCGATGATCGCGGCCTGCTTCGTGAAGTTGTAGAGCGTCACCCCGCCCGGGATGTCGTCCGCCCGCCAGGACCGCCGGTACGTCCCGCGGTCGACCGGCTTCGGGACGATCTGGGAGATCTCCTCCTGGATCAGCCGGGGCCCGTGCAGCTTCACCGTCTTCCGGATCACTGCGACCGCGTCGTCCACCAGAACGCCCTCGCTGTTCTTGAAGTCGCGGATCATCTCCCGGTAGGAGAAGGTCTTCACGGCGCGCAGTCTTCGTAGCGCCCAGCGTCGTAGTCCTGCTTCGTCAGCGTCACCCGCCAGGACATGCCGTCGCGCGACAGGACTGGTACCTTCGAGGGCGGGCTGAAGCGCCGAGCCGGCGGCGG